CGTAGCCCGTGGCTTCCGACTTGCTCAGAGCGATGGAGCTGATGACGGGGTGGTTGTAGACCTTGGCCACTTGCCCGCTGAACTGGCTCGCCGCATTACCGGCCTTGTCCAGGGTCTTGAACTCGTCGATGTCCAGCATGGCATCGGCGGTGTACGGATCGACGATGTGTACCACGTCGTTCGGGTCATTCGGATGGCCCCAGTCGTGCTTGTACGTGGCGTCGATCATGCGCGTGTACGCGCCGCGGAACATGCTCAGATCCACCGGCGCATTGGCCGCGCTCGAGCTGTTGCCCGTGTTGTCGACCAAAGCCGCGTGGCGAATGCCGTCGAACGCCAGGGTGTGCGTGGTGGAGGCGAGCACCGAGTCGGCTCCGTTGATGCCGTTCGTCCCGGTCTGGTCGCCGTTCAGGCAGAGCGAATCCATGTAGTAGGCGACGCTCTTCTGGGCCTGGCCGCGCAGGAAGGGGATGTAGGGGATGATCGAATCCTCTTCCATCTCCCCGCTCCACATCTGGTGGATCACGAACTTGGCCGCGGAGACGCTCACCCGGTTCGAGCCGGTCTTGCTCGTAGTGAAAGCGCTGTCCGAGCTCGTGGTCGATTCCGAGACGTACAGCATCGCCGGGAAGTCGACTTCCACGGGCAGGTACGCCGTGGGTGCGGTCATCTCAAACGAGCCGATCAGGTTGGCGACGCGCATATCCGGCCGCGAGGCTTCCCACAGGTCGCCCACGTATTGCGCGCCGATGAGCTGCGAGCCGTAGCCCGACTCGGCCGTATCCATGGCGCGCATGGCCGCCTCGTACTCGGCCCGGTTGTGCTTGGTGACGCGCGGGAAGAGGTTGTCGATCGCTTGCCGGTCGATCTCCCGCACCTGCTCGTTGGTGAGGTAGTAGGCCTCGCTGATCGCCTTGAAGGCGTTCTCCAGGGCCTCGGACGGCCCGGTGTGCACCCCGCCGCCCCGCTTGGGCATCCCGCGCAGGCCGTTCTGCAGGTCGTACAGGAACTCGATGTCCGCCGTGTTGAGATTCCACCGGCTGAACTTGCTGCCGAGCAGCTTGGGCTCGGTGCGCCCGAACCGCATCTTGCGCTGAAACTCTTCATCCTTCACGAGCCCTTCCAGATGCGTCTTGACGATCTGGTTCAGGCGCTCTTCACTGACCGACTGGCCCAGCGCTTCCAGCCGCTCCATAATCTGCTTGAGCAATTCGTTCTCAGCCATGTTGCACCTCTGTTAGTTTGGCGAGGATCGCCCGATAGGCGCGCTCCTCTTCGTCTTCTTCTTTGTCGTCCTCACTCGGCTTCGTTGCCGACTTGAGCACCGCGCGGATCAGCTCCACCGCTTGCTCTAGCGCATCGCGGTTTCGCGCGTTCAGCACGGCTCCCACCCGTAACCCCGACTGCCTAACGCTGTCCCATTGTCGCTGGATCAGCGCGTCCGGGTCGCCGGGCACCGGCACCGCCGAGACATCCAACAGCTCCGCCCGCGTGATGGTCGTGCCCTCGTTTTGCTGGGTCTCCCATCCGACAGACACCGAATGCAGGAACCCCTCGCGGTATTTGCGCTCGATCGACTTGGCAAACTCATCGCCTTGATCGAACGTCACCGAGGCCACGAGCTGCCCCTCCTCTTGCACCACATCGGCGCGCCCGATCGGGGGCGAGGTGTAATCGTGCGCCCAGAGCACCACAGGGTTCTTCCTGAAATTGTCCAGTTGCCACGCATCGGCCCTGATGGTCAGTCCATCGCGCGCCATGTTCTCGGTGGCGGCGATGAAGCGCAGCGGCGCGCCCTCGGCCGGGGCCTCTTGGCCCTCCGCCGGCTCTTCACGATACGCCCGCATGTAAATGGTTTGCATAGTGCTCCTATCCGATAATCGCTGTCATGGTGCACCGGCACATGCAATCTTCTTCGGCCAGGCCGATCTGGCCCGGCGCCGGGCCGCTGCCCGCACCGACCTCGAAATCCTCATCTAACGCCCGCTCCTGCCCGTGCGCTTCCACGTGCGTCTCGCGTGTGCGGTCGTCCAGCGCGGCCAGCCATACCTTGCCCTTGACCACGCCGCTTTGCTTCCACGCTTCCAGCGTGGCCCCATTCGATGCCCCGATCACTTCTGTGCGCGCGATGTTCTCCGGCGTGCTGCGTATGCGCTCGCCCATCACATCGATCACGCGCTTGATCAGGTCAGGGATGCTCTCGCCCTTGTCCATGCCCTCGCCCAAGCTGTCTTTGAGCATCTTCCAGGTGGTCTCGTTGACCAGCTCGGCAAAGCGCTGCGCTCGGTCCTCCAGGAACTGGGCGACGGCCGGGTTCTTCACGTCGAACGCCATGCCAATGGCCAGCTCGTCCAGCGCATCGCCGCCCGAGTCCTCCAGGATCTGCAGGAGCACCGCCTTGACCTTGGTGCGGAATTTGCGCACCCATTCGGCCATGTCGAACGGCTCAAAGTCATCGGGCAGGGCCGGCTCCTCGCGCTTGCCCCCCACCCGAGCGACTACGCTGTCCTGTTGCTGCTTGAACAGCGCCTGGACCACTTCGGTCAGCATCCGCTCGTAGCGATCGGCGCGCCGCACGAATCGGGCCCAGACCCGCCGGTGAGCGGCGCCACCGTACTCCCAGGCCGCGCCCTGCGTGGCGCGCTGGTGCGCGCGCGGCTCCTCCTGCGACTCATCCTGCGCTGGCTCCTCATCCACGGGCTGCTCCTGCGCGGGCGGCGTCACGGGCGCGGGCGGCTCGGGTTTCTCCGCGCTCTCGATCGGCGTCACGGTGCTGGGCGCCCACCACACATCGCCCCACGCGACGGGCTCCAGGCCCTGTTCGCTGCGCCACTCGTTGATGGTGAGCACGCCACGCTCGATCTGCGCATTGGCCCGCACCCAGGCGGCCGTGGTATCCTCGTGGAGGACCTCGATGTCCGAGCTGTCGAACTCGGCCGCGTCGGCCTGCGTGCCGAACATGGGCAATAGCTGCTCGGTCAGCTCCGTGGCGATGAACGACGCTTCCGGGATCAGGCAGTGCGTCCATGCCGCTTTGTGCGCCGCGTTGACGTTCTCATAGGTGCGCTGGCCACCAACCAAATCGATCGGCCAGTGATACGCCCGGCAGATCTCTTCGAGCGAGAAATTGAGCGCGCCCAGGAACTCGGCGTCTTTCGGCGTGAGCCCCAGGGCCTGTAACTGCGCCTCAAAGCGAAACACGCCCCACCTGTGCGCCTTGTCGATGCCCCGGAAGCGGCGCTCCAGTTGCAGCTCCAGCTCCTTGGCTTGCTCCTGGGTGAGCGTCGTGCCGCTCTTGGGCATCACCGTGCCGCCCAGTTGCAGGCCGTTGGTGAACACGTTGCGGTTGCTCTGCATCGCCGCGCTGGCCACATCGGCTGCCAGGCGCGCCGCGGCCAACGGCGAGAGCCCACTGTACTCGTCCACCGGGTTGGGATAGCGCAGCCAGATCACCTCGCTGGGCGCGAACGGGAGCACCTGTCCATTCGGCGCCTGGTAGGCGAAACCGGCGATGTAATCGATGGGGTCCGGCATCACCGTGACCCGATCGGGCCGCCCCCACCAGATCTCTTGCGGGGGCATGGTGCCGCGCTGCCCGCGCTCCAGAAACCAATAGCACGTGCCCCACAGGCAGAGCGAGAGCTCCGTCATCTGCAGCAGCCGGCTGAACGTCCAGCGCGGGTTGACCCGGTGCAGCAGCTCGTAGAGTTGCCCGGTCTTGACCTCTTTGCGCTTATCGCCCACGCCGCGGTACAGTTTGAGCGGCAAACCGGCGAGCATCTGCGCGCGCTGCGTAGCCACCGCATACACGTTGTTCGAGGTGGCGATGTACTCGCCGTACTCGGGCGGGCTGTACGCGCCGGGGTCCACGCCCCAGTGTGTGAGGGCCTGGTCCAGCCCTGGCCCCAGCTTGAACGCGCGATAGGCCGCCATGAATCTGTCACGGATATTCATACAAAGAGCGGCCCCTCCATTCCCAAGTTCGTCACGCCCAGGGCCAGGGCCATCACATGGTCATCGTGCATCCCCTCGGGCGCGCTGTAGCGAATGAGGCCCGAGGGCAGCCGCTCCGAGGTGTACGCCTTGAGTTCCCCGCACAACACCGGGTCATCCAGCAGGCGCAGGGTCTTTTGCTCCAGTGCCAGCGCGAGGTCATCGATGATCTTGGCCTTGGTCGCGTTGGTCGTGGTAAAGGCCATCACCGGCAAGCCCGCGTTCTGCAATGCCTCGACCTGCGGCCCGCCCAGCGCGTTGTATTCCGCCGTCCAGGTAATGACCCCAAAGCGTTGGTGCAACGCCTGGAGGCGCGTCAGCTGCAGGTGGAAGTTGGTGTCTACCATGCGATCCACATAGGCCAGCTCTCTGGTCGTTGCATCCAACACAGCAAACACGGACGCATCCTCGAACCGTCCCCAGTCCACCCCGCCCACATAGGTATGTCCCTGGATCGGCCCCTCTTGCGCTTTGAGCGTAGCGAGGGCATCCACGTTGCGGAACACCAGTCCGCCAGATTCCACGAACTCGGCCAGCCATTCCTGCCGGTAGGTGCGCTCGGGCACTCGACCTTTGACCAGGCGAAAAGCCCGCTGGATGTTCGGCCTCGGGTTGGCCGAGGTGGGCGCGTGAAAACTGGCCTGGGCCTTCCCGTCGGCTACGCCACGCTGGAACTCGGTATAGAACCAGTTCAGCCCCTTGGGTGTGCTGATTAACAAGCACCGCCCGTTATAGTCGGCCAGCGTGGGCATGATCACGTCGGTGTACGTTTCCTCTTTGATCTGCGCGGCCTCGTCGATGATCACCAGGTGGAACGATTCGCCGCGCAGGCCCGTGTCGTTCTCCGCACTGTAAATCCCCAGCCGCCCCCGGCCGGGGAACTCCATCACCATCTCAGCGCGGTTGGTGCGAATGCGATCCGCCACCGCGGCCGTGCGCTGCTCGCAGAAGCGCCACAGGGGGCGCGCGTTGCGGTACGTGGGCACCACCCAGGCCACCGCGGCGCCCCGCCTGGCACAGGCCAGCGCATACGTACCGCCCAGCGTGGTCTTACCCCACCGGCGCCCCATGGCCAGGCTCTTCGTCTGCGCCCTGTGGCGGACGATCGCCTTCTGATCCGGCCTCAGTTCCGGCAATATCAGCGACGGCCCCATCATGTTCGAATGCCAGCTCCAGAATCTTGCCCGTGCGGAGGTCGATCTGCTCCTTGGGCTTGCCCCAGTCGTAGGCGAGATAGAGCGTG